TCTGTCTGCAGTTCTTCTAGGTGGTGCTTAGTTGCTCCAACGCCTTCAATCGGTGAGAAGTCTCTAAACTTTTCAACGACTAGTGCTACTGGAGGAACAGAACTGTTGTTCTCAAAGTAGTTGCGAATGAACTCCCACACATCATTGTGAGTTCTAAGAAGATTATCGATGTTTGCCTGTAGCAAAACATGAACCTGCTTATCCTGTAGGACTGCGGAGATTACCTTCGCTTCTGTATTATTCACTTAGCCACTCCTTTGCCATTCGTCTACGCTCTGCTCTCTCTTCGTTGTCTCGTTGTTTATCTAGTCTTGCTTGTAATATTTTCTCTGTATTGTACGCAAAGTAATTCCAAGTAGGAGACTGAGCGACACTAAAATAATACTCAAGTAAATCATAACATTCCCCAATTCCGTATGACTCAATGAGGGCATCAGATGCCCACTGCTCTACGTTTAAATTTAGTGATGGCTTTTGCTCATACTTTGCAGTATGGAACTTGCTATAGCGTGAAAGCAAAGCCATTCGGTCTTTGCGTTCTGCCATTATCCTTCAGCAGCCTCCGACTGGGCTTCCTTGATCTTCTCTGTCAACTTGTCCTCAACGAACTTGTAGACACGCTCAAAAGCCTGATCGATAGTCTCACCATTCTTACGAGACTCTACAATACCCAAGTCAAGTCTGAGTGATTGAAAATTGCCTAAGTTAAGTGTGTATCCTAGTGTAACTGATACCTTTGTTGAATCGTTTTCCATTTCATACCCTTCGTTAAATAGACTCATTCCAAACTGGAATAAACCTTCCATCTTCAGTTCTTACATATGTAAGTGTACCATCCCCCATACGCCGTGTCAACTCTTGAACACTTGGGGTCATATCATTTGTTATTAAATTATCTTTTCTTGGTCTGCCAATATGGTATGAAGCAAGTATATCACGGATAGCCCTAACTTGCGATTCTGAGTAATATGACCTTACTTGGAACCCAGTCTTTCCACCTTTTTGAGATCCAGTTGGATGAGGAATGATTCCTCGTTTCATTAATGATGGCAGATACTTCTTATGTCTATTAACAAGAGTGGCAGTTTCACCTACAGTGTAGGCTCGCTCCCTTTTCTTTTTAAAATCAGTAATTAAACAACTTTCAATTCTATCATGTATGATGTTATAAACAGACATAATACCGTTAGACCTATTTAAATGGTGGACCCTCACTAGGTCGCCATTCAAAAACCAAACTTTTTTATTGCCAGGTATTACAGGGGCGAGATTGTAGCCTTCGCTCTCGATGCTTCCTTTTCTAAAAGCCATCTTCCCTCCGATGAATTCTGTGGTGGATTAAAAAACTTTCTATGACCGCACATCATGCAGTAAGTTTCTAGGTGTGCAGAACTGCTATATTGTCTATCAACAAACATTCTGCTTTTACATTTTTCGCATTTAAGCATTAGTTAGGGATTCCTATAACTACTAAGTTAACTGCTACTGTAAGATCTCCTGTTTCATTAAAGATTACAACGCCTTCTACTTTTGATGTAGTTACAGACTTTAAAACAACAGAGACATTCTTACCTGCAGGAGTATTTCCAACATTGAGTGGTGTGGCGACAGCGACAGGAGCATACTTAAAGTCAGTGCTAAACTCATATGAGAATGGGACTGTATCTCCCTTGGTCTTGCTAGCACTGTTTACAATCTCTTTGTACCCGCCAAGAATTCTTGCTTCAGATGCCTTTATGCTTTGCTGACCGACTCCTGGGGTATCAATAGTAACATACTTATACAATGCTGGAGATACCTGGCTAGAGAGTTCATTAATTGCATTAGCCAACTGGTAGATGTACGCAACATCTAGTGGTTGTCCACGCTCTGGAAGAGGAATTTTTGCCATACTACTATTATACCACTAGACTGGTTTCTGTGGTTTCAAAAATAGTTGCACTTGCAAAGCGTTGCTTTGGAAATGTTGGAACCTGTACTGCAATCTTGACAGTAGATGCGCCATTTTTAATTAAACAAGCATACATTGGTGTAGTAACTGAACCAGCATAAATATAAGCATCGCTATCCCACTTAATGTATATGTCAAACTTATCGTTAGATGAATCTGGTGCTTGCCAAACTAAGTTGATCATCTTTGTTGCAGGATTGGCAGAGATGGCATACTCATCAATTTGTGCCTGCGAAGGAATTGACAATCTATATTGAGGAGACCAGTGAGAGGACCTGTTTCTGTCCTCAGAGACAACTCTATATCTTACTATGTAAGACTGGTTATCTCCACTATAGGCAGGAAGGTCAGCCTTCTTAATTACTACCCTTTTTACTTTTCCTGTTGCCATTATGCAACCCCAACATTAAACCTAAACTCAATAAAGTTTGTTGTATTGGCAGCCTTGACAATTGGCCTAGAATATGTATTTTTAATTACTGTGTACCCAGACAATCCGTAAAGAGGGTTTTGAGAACTTAAACTTTCTAGTCTTGCTGCATCCAAACAAACATAGTAGTCTGACGATGGATTGCCATCTGTATCTAGAACACAAGCATATATCTTAAATATATTAACGGCACTCCAGGAAAAATCTTGGCTCTTTGTAAGTTCTTGCAATTGCTTGCTAACAACAAAGTATCTATTAGTCAAGAAGTTGTTTGTTTGACTAGATGCACTGTGTTCTAGGTCAACTTCAAACCTTGCATACTGACCCGTGTTCTGAGCGTCATCTGATGAAAATTCTGCTAAAAGCAAGATGCGTCCAGGGCGTTGAGCAGAAGATCCATTTTTATTTACAACTGAGAATGCTAGTCTAATTTCATCTACTGGTGATTGTCTGTTAAAGTCTGGAGATATTCCGTTTAAGTGTATATGTGTAGATACAAAAGATTCCTGACCTACAGTCCAAGTTGGCACTACACTTAGTTTACCATCTTGACCAACTGATATTTTAGATGTGTCTCCTGACATCATAATAATATTATTTAAGAACCTGCATCTTTCATTTCTGTCAAGTCTTGGGCTGTCAGTAAAGGTTCTGTTATCTGCATTAGTCTGAATAACCTTTTCGGTAAATGACATCACGCCATCCCCTTCACCATCTAATGGATCATACTTAGGAGGTATTGCTGTTGATGATGTCGCAGAGTGATACTCCCAGTTTTCGTTTTCTGTAAATGCATAAAGAGTTCTGCTATCATATGCTCCTGCTGATGGATTTGATCCAGCAGAGTAAACTCCAACTTCAGTTATTTCGTATCTCTCTTCTGTTGGAAGTTCTGCGGTTAAAACAATCTTGTCTTGACCATTCTCAGTAACAAATCCACGGGAAACAATTGGGACACGAAACATCTCAAAATCAAGGTTAGTCTTTTCTGAATAATCTCCAAAAGAATCAGAGGGGTCAATGGCGTTTGCACCGCAACCTACAGCAATATACGAGGCGTATGCTGGTGCTTGACCAATCAAGTATTTTGTAATAATGCCTTTTCCTGTATTAGTAATCATTAATTTCCCCCAGTATATATTGTACCATCAAGCAGTGTTCCAGCAATCAGAACCTGCACATCCACCTGTTCATCTGCCTCTAAGTTGACCAACTCAATAATAAGATCTCCTGTTGTCGTATCAATATATACAGTTTCTTTTGCGGGTCCAGAGCCTGTAGACGGTATGGACGACTCTAGTTTAATTGGATAGTTTCTAAAGTATGTAGCAGATGTGTCCTGAATATTAAGGATGTTTTGAGGGTTATACTGCAGATATAAACTACTCATATTTTTGATTGGACTGTATAGAATTGTTTGTCCAGATATGATGTCATTTCTAGATATATTAATTAACTCTTGTCCACCAATATTCTCGAATATAAGATCGGTCATTATTTCGATTGGGAGAATTTCATCCTTAAATACAAATAGATCTGGTGTAGCAACCTTGACTGATGCATCTGGAGGAGTTGAAGTTTTTGACCATGGCTGGGTTGCTACTGCTGCTGTGCCACCACCTGTATCGTCAATGATCTGTGGCATTCTCTCTAAAGTCACTATACTACCTCACTAACAAAGATTGTCATCTCTGGCCCCTGTGAATTCTTAGAGTACTCAATGTTATAGATAACATAATCACTAGAACCTGCCTTGTTAATTCCACTATTAACATAATTAATCTTAACCAAATCACCAAGTTGTAGTGTAGGCATTGCAAAAATCTTTAGACCGACAGACTTTCTTGGCTTCATAATCTTTGAGATTGTCCACTTCATCAAATCATTAGCGTCGTCTTGCGTTTGAATATATGGAACATTTAAACTAAAGTCTTTCTTTCCATATGTTAGTCTGCTAACCTTGATATCCTGATAGTCTTTGGTTGCCTTAAGTGGTGACTCAACAACTATGTCATTTTTAATTAATGGGTCAGACATGCTTGATGTTTTAGAAAAATAATCATCTACCTTAAGAATATGTTGAGACTGCTGCGTAAATGTAATCCCCTGAATTCTCAAGTAGTTGCCAGTAGTCTCATCTAGGCTTAGTGCTGTATCTGTAGCATTAAAGATAATAAAGTCTGCTCCATACGATCCCGCTCTAAATCCAGACACAGTATATCCCTTTAAGCGGTTAAAGGTTGGAGATAGTTTAGCATATAGTGCTGGATAGGCCTTGTCATATTTAACACTAAACACAGATGCCTCACGCATAATCGTTCCGAACTCTTCAAAGTACATGTTGTATTTTGGAGGCTCACTTGCTGAGATTCCAGATAGGTAGGTACCTTGAACAATACCACTCATTGCATACTTTCTAAAGGAGTCATTTACATTAAGTTCATCATTATTAAAAATTGATTGCACTGGAGTATCAAGTGCGAAGGATGTATTCTGAGAATAGTTATTTGCCACAGCAAATATGTTCTCAAACATTACTCTGGATGACCCTCTTGTGAATAGTGCCATGTTTTGATATGCTGGAAGTGGTGAGGCGTCATCAACAATTTTAACTAAACTATTATTTATGTATAGATAGAATCTTCTAAGGGCTCCTACATCTTCATACTCAACGGAGAGGTCATAGACCGTTGGATTTTCTTCTGCTGCTATTCTATACTGACCAACAAAATTTCCATCATCAACAATAATATTAGATAATCCTTCCCAAAGTTTTACTGGTACCGCATTACCCTTCTCATCCTTAAGTACTTTATAGAAGAAAACATTGTTCACATTTTTGGTCTCTGTATTTGTAAGACCGACAGACCCAATCGCTGCGATCTCAAAGTAGTAACCATTATTAGTCTCTGGGTTAATCATTACGGCAAGACCTCCAGAGCCTCCAGAGACGCTAATGCTTTGATCTGGTGTTGTTCCAGGAATAACATAGTATGTAGAACTTCCAACAGCACTTTGACCACGATCCAAATTGCTCTCAATCTTTCCGACAATTCTCATTCTAGTTCCAAAGTGCTTAAACTTATCTGTCAAAGGCTTAAAGACATAGGAAACAAACTCTGTTGGCTTTGGAGTTGTTGTCATCGACGGACCACTCATGACTAGTGCGGATGACTGAATTGTCCCAGTTTGTGTACTTGACAAAGTGTTTGTTAGGGACTGGTCTAAATTCGTTGAAGACAAGAAGTTTTTAATTACTCCATTACGGGTAGTTTTTTGTGCTAGAGAGTTGCTTGTTGGCTGAGTTGTTGTTGGATCAGTACCAAGATTAATAAAAGTAGATTGGCCTGCTGCTCCAACCGATAGTCCAGCGGACGATGTTGGCAGTTCTGTAGCAACAGAATTAAACAGTGAGTCTACCTTCATAGTTACACCTCTAACATTCTTGTTGTCTGACCAATGAGTATCTAGTCCTGCTTTATGGGCTACAACCTTAGTTCCAAATTGACCACGACCATGCTTGGCTACCGCTCCATTTTTTAACTTTAAGACACCTGAAATTTCCTGGTAGTTTGGCTCACAATAAATCCGAACGGAGCCTGTTGGGTAGATTTTTCCATTAAATGGAACCTTTGAAGCATAGTCCTCGTAGTCTTGCACATTTGTAATCCAGACATTTCCAATGCCTCCAACATTATATTCAACAGCATCAAACTTAATCACTTCACCGTTAGCATAGAAGTATCCGTTATATCGTGTGATCCAGAAAACTGCCTCACCAAAGTTCATCGTATTGTTGACTATCTTATTATTTACTACTGTTGGAACTGCATCTGTAAGATCTGAGTTTAGAGGAATGGCAGAGAGTACATAGGATGACTGGCTTCCAACCTCACCGTTGACAGATTTTGTATTTTCTGTTCCAGCAACTTCCCACAAAAGTACTGGCTTATATATCCATGTTCTTTCGTTATCAATAAGGCTTGCCTGCTTCAATGATCCAATGGACCTTTGAATATGTCTTGCACTATAAGTAATATTTCCATCATTATAAACCTTAGAGTCTTGATCTGTATACTCAATAATATTTGCTAACTTCGTATTAGTATGCTTATTCTTAATTACACCGATATCTTCTTGATCGGTTGTTCCAAAAAGCGTTGTGCTTGTTTGTCGATCTCCAGAAGCAGGAAGCATATAATTTTTACTCATCATAACAAAGTTGTTATATTCATCAAAGAACATAGCGGTCTGGGTGGACACTGCAAGATCTTGCAAAACTTGAGCAACGGACACATCTGGTG